CAGGAGTACCACCCGATGAAGATGCACTCATGTACATTTCAAAATTCCAATTACCAGCAGGAATTTCTAATCTATTAGGGTCTGCAACATCAGTTAAGAATTGAGAAATTAATCCATTTCCTGCTTTACTAAAATCAGTACCTGCACCAATGATTGGCGTTTTGTTCATCTCATAATAAACACTTCCGCCTATTGTGCCTTGATTAACACTTCCATTCAAATAATATGCAACCGCACTACCACCACTTGCACCACTTGGTAATGTAGCAAGTTGACCATCTCCGCGAATATATTGAGCAGCAGTTCCGATTGCAGTAACGGCTAATGTACCAGAACTTGTTATTGGACTATTTGCAACGCTAAACGCGGATGGCATTGTTAAGCCTACTGAGGTAACTGTGCCTGAACTTATTGTCCATGAACGATTTGCTGATAGGTCGAATGCTACTCCATTGATAGTTAATGTGCGAGATGTTGGTACTTTTAAGTCTAAAGCAGACTGCAAATCTGTTTGATTGGATAATGTACCACTAACTTGTCCCCAAGATACTGATGCAGAATTTTCTGTCCATTTAAAATCATAATTAGTATTAGAATTTTTTGCTAATACTTGATTAGTTAATCCACCACTTGGTACTCCAATACCACCAGAAGCATTTATTTGTACTACTTCACTTGTTTCATCTATCTGTACAATTTCATTAATAACATTTATTTCTATGCTCATACATTATTTTTAGTTTCATAAACAATGAAATCACCCCATACATAAGTCTTAGTAGTCAAATCTGGAAACACTACTTTCAAATCCCATATATAATCACCTTTCGCTAATGTTACTTTCTTACTTACTGAAATTTTATTGTTACTTACTCCTATAATAGTTACTCCACTTCCATTTGTTGCAGTAAATAATGCAGCAGAAGTAGAACAACCTTTGTAAACTGAAATTGTTATTGTACTACCTGTCAAGTTAATTGGAATAGTATCTAAAAACAATTCAAATAATTCACTCCATGTATCTTGTGAAACTATTTCTATATTATAATCAACAGGTTTAAAATCACTCATGTTAATGGTATTTGACATCTATTATTTAATGATGCTAATGTTATTGTTATATCTGCTTTTACTCCTGCTAATACATCTGGTTCACTTTCGACAAATAATGTCATAGGTATTCCATCTGCAACTTTCCATTCATTAGAATTATTTCTTATCTGTGCAATAATATCTTGTGCAGTTAGTAATTGGTCAGACATCACTTCTAATTCTTCTGTGGTTTCTATCTGCCTATCCATAAAGTAAATCCCAAAAGTATATTGAATCTCTTTTGCTAAAATCTGACAAGAATCTAAGTTAAAAAACATAGCAGGATAAACCACTTCCCCTTGTGAAAGATGGTCATAGACATCACCATACAAAACAAAGTTAATTTGTGCGTGTTGGTTTCCGTAATCCGTTATTTTTTTTACTATTTGGTTTAATGTTAATGCCATTTTTTACTAAATATACTTTTAACTTTTCTTGATTTTTTTTATTCGCTTCTTTACTCACAACAAATTGGATTATTTCCTTGATATTTATCTTCGTAAGACTTAAAAGAACCACAACAATTTTTATCACCTAACCAAATTGATGCAGTATAAGCATCTCTCTCTGGTTTTATTGCATCTATTCCACTTCCGTAATTTAGATACAATGGAAATAAAACTTGATTCTGCCTTAAATATTTAATTAATCTTTGTTTGTAATTCTCTGCTCTTTTCTTGTACCTATTTGCCACATCAATCATATCCTGCATAGAAGGTAATTCTGTTGCATCTCCTCCCTTTCTCAATAATCCTTTATTATAGAACTGAAAACTTAATCCTTGTGGTAATTCAGATAAAACATAGTTAACTAATGTATCTACTATGTATAAATCAAGTAAATCCTTTTCATCACAAGTCAATGTACCACAAGAAATACCTTCCTGTAATCTTTTGTATAATGCAGTTCCTAATGCAGGATGAATAAAAATATCTTGTGCTGCTTTTATCTCTGGAAGAATTAACTTATCATCTACATTGTTATGTAAACCTGTTCTTTCCTTGATTGTTTCAGATGATATGAATAGTATGTTTAAACTCATTTTATTTTCTTGTTACAATGTTCGATTTCCACAAATGTCTGCAAGATGGAGAATGTATGTTAGTATCTGGAATTGTGTACCATCCTCCCCTTCTGTCCCATACTGAATATCCAAGTCTTGCACTCATTTGCTCTATCTCACTTCTTGAATACATTTTATTTGCTTTGATTAGGTATTTACAGAAAGGTCTTGAAGTATCTAAATTATTATCTGTAAATCCTTGCTTCCATTCATAGGAATACCTAATTAAAAATTCAGTAGTTATAGGTTTAATCTTTTCTATGATGTTTCTCAAAGGTTCTGTTAACTTCCTTTCTATCTGAATATTAGAATCAATCCCTTTACCAATTTTTGTTTCAGTAGATTTAAGATATCCTTTATCTTCCAATCCTTTTATAACTCTAATGATTGTAGCAACATCTTCTCCTAATGTTTCTGCAATTACTTCTGGGGTAATTAACTTTTGCTTAGAAATTAAATCTAAAACATTTGCTTGAAGTTGATTTACTTCTGCAAAGTTTACTTCTTCAAATATTGATTTTTGTTTCCAAACATTATAATTTTCTTTATCATCTCCAAACTCTAAAAAGACATTGTAATCTTCACTAAATGATTGGGGAGATACATTTGTATCTACTGAATTTTCAAGATTTACTAATCCTCTTAATTCATTAGGAGTTAGGTTTTCTAAAACTTTAGCAGCAACATTAGGAGATAAACTATTTATTGAGTTAATCACATCTTGATTAGTTGATACAATTTTAGATGCAGGTAAACCAATCTTTTCTCTTAATTCATCTTTAGTCATTATCAAAGCAAGTGTTGCTTCTGACAATGTTAATCCTATTGGTTCTGTTGGGATGATTTTTAAATCTTCTGGATAACCAGAATATCCACAAAGCATATTAAAACAACTTTCTAAACTTTGTTGCTTTGCGTTTACATAAGTATTTTTAAAAATCTCATAACCATCTTGCATCTCAGACCTGCTGCCTAAAGTACCTGCCTGTGCAATACCAAAAATTGAAGGAGTAGTTATTTGATGCCCACTAAATATATTAACTTGAATTAGACTATCTACATTAGCAAAATCTTCTTTAGTTAAATCACTTGCTCCTAAATCATCTACAATAGGTTTCCTTGAAGCATCCGTTACAAAAGACAACATATATTTAATACCATCTGCTCCTGTATAAGTATCCTTAAATTGTTTACTAACTTGCCTCTGTTCATCTGGTGAAGGTTCACCATTTGGTAAAGTTATAAGTTTACTTGCAGAGAAACCTGTCTTAGCATTGCCTAAAACGTGCTTAGATACCTCTATATCACTCTCAATGTAGTTTAAAGCACCAAAGTATGACGGAAGACTATATGCTTTAATATCTGGTCTATATTCCTTTATGTAGTATATCTGATTACCTACTGCATACTTAGGATTAAAAGCATTGTATATTTTTGTTTCTTCTGCTCTATCTTTCCAATCTGATTTATGCCAAAATTGCGTATTATCCTTATTTGTTCTGATTTTTGAGTAATCTACATGCCATATTTCAGAGATATTATCTACTCCCCATATAATTTCAAGATATGCACCTCCAAAAATCTCAATATCCATTGAAACTTTCTTCGTTAAATCGTTTAAAGTTTCAGTTCTATTTACTTTATTGATGAATTGCTGATTACCTATCCAACCATTACCACATATATAATGTACTTTGCTTCTAACAATAGCATTATGTTTAGCAGACTTATTAAATAAATCAATTAAGTATTGAGGATAATCGTTTTTCTCACCATATTGTATATAGCCTTCACCTCTTTTTTCCTTATAATCTGGTTGCCTTGCTTCGGCAAATTGTACTAATTGGTAATTCATTTTCTTATTTTGTAAGTATCTGTTGTCTGATACTCTTTGAATATTGTTTTAGATACGTTTAGCATCATAATACCAGATTCTAACAGATTTAAACCTGCTTCATTCGTGTTACTTGTGCTTGTAGTTTCATAAACTTCATAATCATACTGCCCATAATTCTGTAAAGCAAAATACTTGTCTGTTTTTATTGAAAACTTATTATACCTTTCTTTGAATAAGGATACATCTGATGCGTATAATAAAATAAATTTAGTATCTAATTTAGTTTGTCTATTGATGAATCTAAACAAATAATTAGGAGTAGGTAACAACTGCTTCTCAGTTAATGTTACATAAATAAATTGAGTTTCTCCTTTTGCTAATTGTATCATCTATTATAAATGTACTAATAAACGATATTTAACAAAAATGCCCCACCGAAGTAGGGCAAATTTATTTTTAGATTTGGTTTAAGCACCTGCCGTAGTAAGAACTGCTGCAACACCAGAAGAAACTTCTTGTGCCATCTCTGGTTCTTTACCTGTAAAGGTTAAAGTATATCCACTTCTATCACCAAATGCAGTTCCTGTTTGAGAAGAACCTGCCGTTATGTCTAATCCTCTCTTTGCTCCAAGATACCAATACTTATCATTGTTATCTTTTGCAACTGCTACCAATAAGTTTTTAGCAAGAAGCATAATTTCATTACGAGTATTTACCAAAAGTTTATTTAATACTATTGTCAATACTTGCTCATAAAATATAGTTCCATTTTCAACAGATGCAGTAACATTTTCTACTACTGAAGATGTTTCTTTTACAAGTTCATATTTAAAAAACTTCTTTCCTGTTTTCTTTACTA